GAGACTAGAGTGGCGACCTCTCAGGAGAAAGTGAGGAGGAAATTAGAGGATATAAAGAAAGTGGATCAGGGCTCTAAAAGGAAAAAGAATGTTAGGAGTCTCAAAAAGAAAGCGAGACATATGAAGATAGAGAAACATTCTGGAGAAGAGTCCAATATGCAGCAGATGGTAGATAGAGTGCTGAAGAAGCTGAATATACCAACTGACAAGTCTAAGGCGGAGATGGCAGTCGAGCTATTGGAGCAGCTGCTGATTTGTGGATATGGAATTTATAAGAAGAGTACTTTAATTACGATTTTAGGTATACTTACGACCTTTTACAAAGGGTCCATTAGTATTGATATTTTTAGAACTCTCAAGGAGTTCTTTTTGAAGGAGAAGGATTTTTCTAATTTGACATTGGAGGGACTATTAAGTTTATGCAAGTCGGCTCTGACCCATTGGGAGTCTTTTGCTAACAATCAGTATGCTTCATCATTTCTTACTTTTTGTAGTATGGTGTGGACTACTTTTGTTTCTCCGACGATTGGTATGGAACTTTTGTCGTCATCGACTTACGGTATTTTCTCAACTAAGGTATTTTCATTTTTTAGGAGAAACGATATTTTTGGAGGATTTCTTAAAACTTGTACGTACTTACTTAATGCCATAGATGTATTTGTTAGAACTGGTACTTTGAAGGGTTTTATATATACAGTGGAGTCGATTGACGAATTAGGTGATGAGTTCCAGGTGATAAGGTCGAACTTTACTCTCTACAGAACAGGAGATTTGGATTTTATTGTAGGGCTGAAGCATTATAAGTTTTTGGAGTCTTTGGATTCTTTTATAGCAAAGGCTACTGAGCTTGTAAATGCACTCAATCCAACAGATAGTAGAGCAGTTAAGGATTGGCTTAAAGAAGCAGGTAGAATGAAAGTTGAGTGTCAGACTATAGAAGCCCATACTAAGACGAGAATTGCCCCATTTTGTTTACGTCTTTTTTCTGGTTCTGGAATTAATAAGTCGCATTTGATGAAAGCAATTGTTGTGCAGATCCTTAAGTACAACAATATAGAGTGTGGTGATGAGTTTATTTACTATTTGAATGATCAAGATAAGTACGTTTCATCTTGGAAAAATTACACTACTGCTATTATGTGTGATGATGCTGCAAATGCTCACCCTGATAAAATTGAATTGTGTTTAGGAAATTTTATCTTAAAAGCGAGTAACAATCAGCCTCATAATTTGTTATCTGCGGGTGTGGAAGGCAAGGGAGCTCAGTTCAATAGAGCACTATTAATGATGTTTTCTGCAAACAACCCCATGATGAATTGTGACGTCGATTCGCAGTATCCATCATCTGTGGATAGGCGTATACATTATAGTATTGGTGCATCTGTTAGGAGAGAGTATAGAAAGACAGATGCGGATGGAAATGTTTCCACAATGATTGATTATTCAAAGATGTCGGAAGAGGTTAAAAATTCTGTTGTTCCAGATGCTTGGTTATTTACCTTGTACAAAACAGATATTCAAGATAGACAAGATATGGCCTCTAATCTTAAGTTGAACTATACAGATCCAATACCAAAAGTGCGAGATTCAAATTTTAAATGGACAAAAGTACATGACAATCTTAATTTCGGTGAACTTATATCATTCTTATGTGACGAGTCACAAAAACACTATGAAGTACAGAAGAATCAGGTTCTAAGAGCTTCTGAACGATTAGATAAAGCAGAGTATTGTTCCGATTGTAAGTTGATGTCGGAATGGTGTAGATGTAAATACAATACTACTATACCAGATAGTTGGTTAAAACTCGATAGTGTAGAGGAAGGAAAAGAAGAGGATGAAGAGAAGGCTGAAATAAGTAAGCAAGCAGGAAGAGAGATAATGTTGATGAAGGATTTTATTGAAGGGATTCGTAAGTTAGTTGCCACGAATCATATAGATTCTTTGAAGGATGCTGTTACTATGACTTATTTAGGTTGTGACGCTACTATGACTATAATGGAAGTACTAGAGACTCATTTTTCCAGTTTTATTTCGGAATTGATCACTAAAGTTATTGTCAAAGCAGTTAATTTTTTCTCCAGTAATTTTACTGAGCTGAGCGATTTTATACCTCGCAACATTGAGGGCACTGAACTAGGTGCTTATCTCCACAGTAAAAGGCCGATAGTACCTTTGTTGGCCTGTGGAGACAGAGCAGTTTGGAATGTGCTGTACACCTCATTGCAGTGCTTAGGTTTACTCGCACCCGAAGCTAGGGAAGGTATACTGGTGGATTTAGATGCTATGAGGAGTGGTAATAATAGGCATTGCTGTACTGAGTTGTATATCAAGGCGAAGGACAGATATGCAAAGAAGTCAAGGAAGAGAATAGAAGACGGTTATGATTATCAATACGGAGTAGGTAAAACATTGTCTGATGACCAGAGGAGGAAAAAGTACCAAGAAGTGGATGATAAATCATGCGGATCAGAGAGAAATTATGGAAGAAACATTTTAAGAGATGATATCATTGGACCAGGGGTCATAGCTTTGATTATTTTTAAGATGCTGCCTTCATACCTACGTAATTTTTCGAAGTTGTATTCGCTTCAGGAAGTAGGAATGCAGTCGGGCATTAATTTGTCCGTAGAAGATGTGAGACGAAAGGATTTGGATAAGAAGGAATCGTGGTATGCGACGAGAGCGGAAAAGATATTTGATGGTCCTTTGACCACAGCAAGAGTTACGAGATCAGAATTAAATAACACGTTGTCAAAGAATGTTCTATATGTACGGGTAGGCAGTTATGTGACCAATGCACTTATGGTGGTCACAAATGTAATACTTGTACCCAAGCACTTTGTGGATGAACATCTAGGCAGTGTTTTTGAGTTCTACAGGAAGTCAGTTCTATCTTCTTCCGTACCCGGAAATGCTGTGTTCTCTCATGTAATTGATACGTCTAATATTGTGCAAGTGGCCTCTTTGGACTTGTACGCAGTAAATGTGTCAAATACTGGAGGTGTTAGAGATATTAGACATCATTTTCCAAATGCACCAGACACTGTGTCTTCCGGTGCTACAATAATCTTTAGGAAAGCAGGAGGCGAGTTGAAGGAATGTAAGGCCTCTCATGTGCATTTTGA